GATCAAAGATGCGCTGGAAAGCACCGATCCGGGTAAGGGATTGGCCAACCTGGTCAACATACGGAGACGTAAATGATGTGGGGTTTGCTTTGGATGGCACAATCGTTTGCGAACGACTTGCCATTGCGACCAGAACCCCCTATGCCTGTGCCTGGGGAGTGCTCCGAGGCAATTTCACTGGCGCCGGGTGTCAGTGTCGATTGCAAAGCGGTAGCACTTCCCCTTTCCACCGTTGCAGATTTACTGGCGACAGAGAAATATGCTGATCACTTATTTTCCACGAGCAAACTACTTATTTCGGAACAGCATTACGAACTTCAGCTTGCTCAATATAGGATTGAGTACCTGGAGACGGAGTTGACGGTTGCTCGACAGCCTATACCCGTGCTTCAGCGCACCGAGACGCACTTAGCCATGGGGGTTTTAGGTGGGATCGCTCTTACTGTTTCAGCAGGCTGGGCACTTAGTGAGGTAGCAAAATGAGCAAGCCACTTTCAGAGAAGATTCACCAAGTATTCACTGCCGTCCTGACCGCAACGGTCATTGGTGGGTTTACAATGGTGGTGGAGACGCACACTCGTCTCGCCCTCTTGGAGAACAATGTATCGTCGTTGGAAAAAGCTTTGGACGACTCGAATCAAATGGCAGTCCAAATCGTCCAAGAGATCAGTCGCATTCACCCCAGACAGTAAGGAACAACCATGACAAAATCATTTTGCATTGTACTCATTGCGTCCGCTTTGGCGGATGATGCTCAAGTTCCTGAAGAAGTTGTGGAATCCGCGCCCGTGGCACAGGCCACCCAGGTTGACACTGCGGTAGTTGAAGCAGAGTTGTTGGCAAATCAGATGTCAGACATTCTGGCGAGATTGAAAGAGATCCCCACCGACGGAGACACAACGTCGGTCCCAATCCAAAAGGTCGTTGCATCATCAGACGATGAGGAGAAGAAGTAGATGGCGCTTTCATCCACCCCATCCATTACCTACATCACCAGTCGAATGGTGAAGGAAACTGATGTTAACAGTACACCCAACGGCAACATCACTGGGACCAACTCAAAACTATACTCGTTGGATTTGAACAACACGCATTCGCAAAAGGCTTTTTTCAAGATCTACGATCTGGGTGCGGTGACATATGGAACCTCCACTCCCGATATCAGCATTCCTGTTCCGAATGGAACTCGGCAGACGGTAACAATTGCAGAAGGGGTTTCGTTTACAAATGCTGTGTCGTGGGCAGCGAGTCAGGGACCAGCCACTCTTGCTGGTTCAGCCCTTACGGGTGGTGCCCTTGTCGCCATTGCAACACTAATTGATTAGGATACTCCCATGGCCACATCAACCTTTGGAATACCAGCGGCGTTTGGAGCAACCCAAACAACAGAGACGGATGCGGCGGCAGTAGCAATTGCCGTTAAGGCAAGTTCTGGCACGCTCTACAGTGTGGAGATTGATAACTCTCAAAACACCATCAATAGTTTTGTGAAGATCTACGACATTGCAAGTGGCAGCACGACGGTTGGAACCAACAATCCAGATGTTGTTCTGAAGGCTCCGGCATCAACGAAGCTGACCTACCACTTCAGCCAAGGCATTGCTTTCGGTACTGCAATTACCTTGGCCTGTCTCAACTCTTCTGGCACTGCTGGCACCAATGGCCCAGCGTCAGACGTTGCTGTTAAACTCGTGTATGATTGATTCATAGTTTCTTTCCGGTTGGTTGGAAAGATGCCCCCCTTACCAAAGCACTCAGGTAGGGGGGGCTTTTTATTGGTGGATGCCGAAGTCGTACCCTGGTGCTCTCCACCAAAGTATTTCCTCACCATCCAAGAACACGACAGCACAGACCTTTCCACTGGGTTCAACTAGTACCCTTGTGTCTTTGTCTGTTTTGGTCATACACACACTGTGCAGAATGTTCTCTCTTGAGAAGAGAAGCATTCGCACTGGTGCAAGCGTGTCATTAGAATCCGTACTGATTGTTTGACACATTCCCTTGTTGTCCTTGTGTTGGCTGTTGCTGTTGCTGTTGCTGCTGCGGGGGTTGCTGCTGCTGTCCACCATGGCTTGCAGGTGGTCTGTAGCCGCCTCCATCACTGGGTGGAGGGTATGCCCCACTGTGAGCACCCTGGTCGGGGTTACCGAGGTTCTGGGGCTCGCCAGACGCCTTCACGTTGCGGGACACAATGTTGGTTGTCCAGACTTTTTGGCCATTCTTCTCGTAAGATGAACGGTTTAGTTCGCCTTCAACGTGTACCCACACACCTTCTGACAATGGTGGTAGGTACTGGGCCGACTTACCAAAGACGATAACGTCATGGTACGCATCGAATGTACGACCATTGTTCGTGGTCCATGTCTTGACCCTGAACTTGGTGTTGTTTTCGTTTTTGTAGACTTCACCGGCAACGATACCGACGATTGTTACATGATTGAATGAGATCACTTCTCTTCCTTTGGTGCATATACACGCACCTTTGTTGTTGATTGGAGCCATTTTGCTTGTTCTGCCACTTCGATTGCTCCGGGATAGCAGTGGCGGTAGTAACTACAATAGTCACATGGGAACTTGAGTTTGCCTTCGTATTTGCCTTTTGACACTGGCTTGTATGGACGCTTGAAATCCTCCACAGAAGAAGACATGGTGATCGCCTTGAACCGATCCATCAGATATTCCTGATGCTCTTTGTCCACTGGGATCCACTGTCCTACGATGGGGAATAGTCGCCACCATTGTTCAGTCTCTTCACTCATTACTGCGTCCATTGCACTAACTGTTTTTCCAAACGCCATGACGTATGCCCATTTGAATGGACGCCCCGTCATCTGCTCTTTGGCCAACATGTATGCTTGGATTTGTGAGTAATAAGAATCGTCTGAATCCAAACCATTGGTTCGGAACTTCTTGAACCCGTAGTCACTCATGGACTTCAACTCGAACAGAGCATCAATGTCAGCACCAGCCTCATCAATACGCATGGGAACTTTGAGGCATCCGTCTGGATGGCCTGGAACCCGTAGCGTTTTGAATGGCGAGAGTGGAACTTCCACATACACGTCTTCTTGTTCTTCACCAGCATGGAGCAACTCAATGCCTTCCTCCAATGCAAACGCTTCACGGGTGGCGGCAACCAGCATGTGTTCGCTGATGTCTCCTACTGTGAATGTCAGCATGGAAGCGGCATCTATACCGTGTCCGTTCTCCTCCCAGTGGTGGTAGCCATACGCCAATGCCCGCAAGCACTTGCCTGCTGCGCTGAGACGTAGACCACCAGAACCGGTACGCCGGTCTTTCAACTGGCGAAGGATAAGTTTTCCAATGGCTGCTGGGTCATGCTTTACCTTCAATGGGCCAGGGTTTTCAAGCCTTTCGCGCACCATGGCTGCAATATCTGGTAACCACATGCTGTCCTGTACTTGTGTCCACTTCATGGTGTAGCCTCCTCGTTGTCGCAATACTCATCCAATGACAGAACGACTTGGGCAATGACTTCCAGGCGTGGTCCCTCTATGGACTCTGCTGCATTCACCATTGCCAAGCGGCCAAGGATGTGGATTAGTTCTTTGCTTTCTGCTGCTTTGATGATCTCTCCTGCCGACCTGCCAAAAGCCAGAACCGGAACATGTAGATCCCACCTCTCATGCTGACGATGTGGGTTGTGTACTGTGCAACGAATCTTTATTCCAGAGCCTTTGGACGCCTCCGGTTTGCTTACGTTCTTCACAACACCAATCACGTTCACTGTGCATGGGTATCGGTGGGTAACGGTGACTCCCATCACTCACCCCCCAACAGCCATTCAACATAGATGCCTACCATGTCGTTGATTACGCCACGTTCAGACCAGTCAGCCAATCGTTGGGAAGAGACTTTAAGCATGTCATCCGACGCCTTGGTTGGGTGGTCGATTGCACTTTGCTCAATGGGTTGGCCCTTCATCCACTTGGCAGACGCTGCACTGAACGCTGCCTTAAACTCCGGCACTTCCATTCCCTCTCTTCGTATGATGCAGTGAAGACGCTGAAGCCTGCGGGCCTTTGGGTCTTCAATGTGCCGTACCAATTCATCATAGGAATACAGGTGGAACTGTATGTCTCTGAGGGATGGCGCAACACCATACTGCCCTTTGTTTTTGACAATGCGACATTTGGGAGCATCAGCCGGGTACGTGGTTGACATTTGAACCTTCGTATCTCCAATGTAGTACAGGTGTCGGGCTATTCCCCATGGAACGCCTGCACGTTTGAACGCGCCAGATATTCCACCCTTGTCTGCATCGGACTCTGCATTCTGCCCGTACATAGAAGGGTTGCCCGCCCCATCTTCCTTCTCAACCCATTCCTTGTTGATACGAATGCTTATGCCACAAATGAGACGCCCACTTGGTTGTTCCCTATACCTACACTTCCAGTTCTCTAAACCAACCACGTCGT